AAATATTTTTAAAGAGTAAGATAAATGGCGCAACCATCTACTAGACAAGAACTAATAGATTACTGTAAAAGAAAACTGGGAGCGCCAGTTTTGGAAATTAATGTTGCTGATGAGCAGATTGAAGACCTTGTAGATGACGCGGTTCAGTTTTTTCAAGAAAGACATTTTGATGGAGTTTATCCAACTTTTTATAAGTATAAAGTAACTAAAGATGATATTGATAGGGGAAGAGCGGGGTATTCAACTACTCCGCAAAATTTAGCGGGAATAGCAAGTACATCCGCAACTGCAAATATTGTGGGAACGGCTACTACTTTTACATTTTATGAAAATAGTAATTATCTTCAAGTGCCCCCAAATGTTATTGGCGTAAATAAGATTTTTACTTTTGATGGTTCAAATACAATCACTCATAATATGTTTAGTGTAAAATATCAATTATTTCTAAATGATGTTTATTATTGGGGATCAACTGAACTTCTAAGTTATGCTATGGTAAAAACTTACTTGGAGGATTTGGATTTTCTCTTAAATACACAAAAACAAATTAGGTTTAACAAAAGACAAGACCGATTATATTTGGATATTGACTGGGGATCTGTAACAGAAGATAAGTATTTTATTATCGATTGTTATTCAACCCTAGATCCAAATGATTATTCTAGGGTTTGGAATGATTCATTTATAAAACCATATTTGACTTCTCTAATAAAGAAACAATGGGGGCAGAATATGATGAAATTCACTGGCGTAAAACTTCCCGGTGGCGTAGAACTGAATGGAAGGCAAATGTATGATGATGCACAAAGAGAAATAGATGTTTTGATGGAAAAAATGTCTAACACTTATGAACTTCCACCTCTAGATATGATTGGTTAAATTATGTTAAATCCATTTTTTCTTCAGGGTTCTAAAACAGAACAGGGTCTTATACAAGATTTGATAAATGAACAGCTTAGGATGTATGGTGTTGAAATTTATTATCTTCCAAGAAAATATATAACAGAAAAAACGGTAATAAGAGAATTAATAGAATCTAAATTTACTGATGCATATCCAATAGAGGCATATTTAAATTCTTATGATGGATATGGAGACAATCCAACAATACTTTCTAAATTTGGTATTCAAGCATTAAATGAACTGACTTTAACAATATCTAGAGAGAGATTTGAAACTTATATTTCTCCCCTAATTGCTAATCAACCAGACATTAAATTATCCACTAGACCAAAGGAAGGGGATTTAGTTTATTTTCCTTTAGGAGACCGTTTATTTGAAATAAAATACGTAGAGCACGAAAAGCCATTCTATCAACTACAAGGAAATTATACTTATGAATTGAAATGTGAGTTGTTTAGGTATGAAGATGAGATTATTGATACTAGTATTGAAAATATCGATGATAATATCAGTGGAACTGGGGAAGATACTGTTGCTATTGGGTCGGTCCAAAAACTTATTATGGTTGGAGCAGGCATTACCGCACAAGCAACAACTCAGATTGTAAATGGTGGTATTAGGTATATAACAGTTACAAATCGAGGTGGTGGATATACTAGTGTTCCTGCAGTAGGAATTTCATCTGCACCTGTTGGGGGAGTAACTGCAACCGCAACTGCTAAGATGATTGGCGGAATAGTCGTATGTAATGATAATACAAACCCTTCTGCACAATCTGTTCAGTCCGTAGAAATAGTTAATCCAGGATATGGATACACTGTTACCCCAGGAGTTAGATTTATTGGCGGAGGAGGAAGTGGTGCAACTGCAAGAGCAGTAATTGGCGACGGAATTATCGGCGCAATCACCCTCACAAACTCTGGATCTGGATATGTAACTCCACCCACAATTACATTTACTGGAATATCTTCAGTTTCTGCAGCAGCTACAGCCGTTGTTTCTACTGCAGGAACTATCACACAAATAAATATAACCAATGCAGGATTAGGTTATACTATTGCCCCAACAATAGTTGTACAATCTCCAAATGTTGGTGGAATGGGGACTTTTATATTCAATGAAGTTGTTTCCGGTTCTCAAAGCGGAATTACTGGAAGAGTCAGATCTTGGAATTCGGTTACAAATATTTTAGAGGTATCAAATGTAAACGGAGCATTTATTTCTGGCGAAAATATCGTCGGATCCACCTCAAATGCTTCTTACTCCTTAAGAAAAGTCGAGGTATTTGCCGTTAAGGATGGATTTACCAATAACGAGGAGATAGAGATTGAAGCAAATGATATTATAGACTTTAGTGAGATAAATCCATTCGGAATGCCCTAAATATATTTTATTATGATTAAAATAATATTCAAAGGTCAATAAAATGTTTGAGTACTTTTATCACGAAATTTTAAGAAGAACTGTAATTGCTTTTGGTTCTCTATTCAATGAAATAAGCATTAAACACTTCAATAATAGTGGGGATGTGACAAGTGTGATAAAAGTTCCTTTGGCGTATGGTCCAACTCAAAAATTTCTAGCTAGATTGGAGCAATCCCCAGATTTAAATAAACCTATTCAAATAACATTACCGAGAATGTCGTTTGAATTTACTGGGTTAACATATGATCCGGGTAGAAAATCATCAACTACACAAACATTTACTGCAAAATCCGTAGCTGATGGAAAGGAGACAAAAAAATCATATTTACCTGTTCCATATAATATGCAGTTTGAACTTAGCATTATGTCTAAGTTGAATGATGACGCATTGCAGATTGTGGAGCAAATTTTACCTTATTTTCAACCAGCATATACAATGACCGTTGAATTGGTTGATAGTATTAATGAAAAGAGAGACGTTCCTGTTGTTCTTGAAAACATTACTATGCAGGATGATTATGAAGGGAACTTTACGACGAGAAGAGTCTTGATTTATACGTTAAGATTTACAGTTAAAACTTATCTTTTTGGTCCAGTTTCTTCTGCAACCAAGGATATTATCAAAAAGACTACTATTGGATATATTGCCGGAGATACTACAAATACACCTACTAGAGAAATAGTTTATTCTGCAGAACCGAGGGCAATTAAAAATTATACCGGAACAATAGTTACAAATATTATAAAAGATATTGGGGTCGAAGATATAATAATATCCGTAAATGATGCGTCTTCTATTTCAGTTAATACTTATTTGGATATTGAGGGTGAGGAGGTATATGTAAAATCAAAAGCAGGAAATACTATCACTGTTGATAGGGGAAGAGATGGAACTGTTATTACTCCGCATTTGTCTGGAGCAGAAGTAAAATCGATAACTTCTGCAGATAATCTATTAATTGAAGACGGTGATGACTTTGGATTTAGTGGGGTTAATTCATGAAAATGACTAAAAATTTTGATAAGCTTAACGATACTTTTAATGTTGAAGGAGAAATTATACCAGTAAAAGCAGAAGAAATTACTGAGAAAATAGAAAAGTATGCGTCTGCGTCTGATGATATTAAAAAAGATTATGAATATGCAAGAGGAAATTTATACTCTCTTGTGGAAAAAGGACAGGAAGCTATTAATGGTATTCTTGAGTTAGCGCAGGAAAGTGAAATGCCCCGTGCTTATGAAGTTGCCGGACAATTAATAAAAAATACAAGTGAAATAGCAGAAAAACTTATGGCTTTACATAAGATTAAAAAAGATGTAGAAGAAGAAACGACAAAAGGACCAACAACTGTAAATAATGCACTTTTTGTTGGTTCTACCGCAGAACTTGCAAAACTTTTAAAACAGCAAACTCAAGAACCAACTGAATAATAAATAAATAGAGGTTCTATTTTATCAATGAATAAACTCAAATCCCATAAAACTGTGGAGCAAATTGCAAAGAAGCATCGTCTTGATGTTTCTTTCATACAAAAGCAACTTGATATGGGAGAACCTATTGAGCACGAACACACAAAAGACCATGAACTCGCCAGAGATATTGCTCTTCAGCATTTAGATGAAATACCAGATTATTATACTCGTTTGAAAAAAATGGAGGCAGATGCTAAAAAGCATCACAAAAAGTTTAAAGATGTAAAAGAAGAAACTAAATCGGGGGATGAAACTCTTAGGGATTGGTTTAAAAAGTCAAGTGGAACTGATCCTAAAACTGGCAGAAAGGTAAGGGGATGGGTTCAACTTGGCGGTCCTTTTGCTGGCGCTCCTTGTGCTCGTCAAGAAGGACAAACTTCTACACCAAAGTGCGGAAGCTCTAAAATGTCTGCAGAATTGTCTCCAGAACAGGAAGAAAAAGCGTTCAAGAGAAAAAATAGAAAGGATCCAAATCAACCAGAAAAAACTGGTGCAGCAAAACCAACTAATGTAAGGACTGAGGAGATGAATTTACAAGAAAAGAAAAAGTCTGCGAAAAAGGATGCTTGTTATCATAAAGTAAAGTCTCGCTATGATATTTGGCCAAGCGCGTATGCTTCTGGGGCACTTGTTAAATGCCGTAAAGTAGGTGCTGCAAATTGGGGGACTAAAACGGAGGAAACCATGCACGAGGAAGAAAGATATTGCCCATTATGCAATAAGAGAGAAACTAGGTCTCAATGTTCTTATGGAGAAAAGGCTTGGGATAAAGTTTCTGTGAAAGATGAAGAATATTCAATGGCGAGATCAGAACTTAAAACAATTGAAGATGCAGTAAAAAGACTTAAAGCAAAAGTTGGTAAAGGTGAAGGCGACCTTGAAGCATGGGTTCAGTCTAAAATTACTAAGGCGGCTGATTATATTGATACTGCCGCAGATTATATTATGAGTGGAGAAATGGAAGAAGGTATAAGTTTTGAAGTAGATCCCAAAGATATTAGAAAGTCTAAGCGTTCAAAGGGAATTAGAACACTTTCCACACAAGGATCTACTGAAGGGGAACGATCCGCCGCTCAAAGAAAAAGGAAAGAACCAAAAATTCCATTTGTAAGAAAGGGAGATGACCTTATTAGAAATATAAATGCTGGATATGATATCTCGCTTGTGGATAAGATAACTCAAGAAATCTTAGAAAATTGTGGTTGTTCTCATTCTCCCAAAAAGACAAAATCCAAAAAAATAGTAGTTCCAGAAGAGACAATAGAAGATTTGAATGGAAATACTTTTGCTGAAGTAGTGGATATTATTAAACCAGAACCAATCAAAGGATTTAAGTCCCAAGTGACGGAAGCAGTTAGACTTCAATCTCAAGTCGGAAATGTAATTGCAGTTACTTTGTCTTGGAGAGCAAAATATTATTCCTTTAAAATATTTTTCCCTCAGGTTAAACTACCAACACGTAAGGAAATTAACGATGAGCTCCAGAAAGTTTATCCTGGGTGCGTTGTAATTTATCATTCTATTTCACAGATTCAACCAGGACAACCATTTATTCAACCATGTGGACCCAAAGGAGGATCCTCACCTAAACCAGGATTTAATAAAAATTATATAAAACCTATGGGAGAAGAGGTTGAAATATCGGAAGCAAAAAAGTCTGAAATGAAGTGCAATAAGCCAAAAGCAGAAGCACATGGTTCAGGAGAAACTGGTAAGTCTCACGTTGTAAAGGCGTGTGAAGATGGAAAAGAAAAACTCATTCGTTTTGGTCAACTTGGAGTCAAAGGTTCTCCTAAGAAAAAAGGAGAGTCTAAAGAATACGCAAGTCGTCGTCACAGGTTCAAAACCAGACACGCCAAGAATATTGCGAAAGGAAAAATGTCTGCTGCTTATTGGGCAAACAAAGTTAAATGGTAAGTTAATTTAGAGGTTTTATTATGTCAAATGACGTATATCTTGGCAATCCATTATTAAAAAAAGCAAATACTCCCATTGAATTTACTGAAGAGCAAATTTTAGAATTTGTTAAGTGTAAAGATGACCCCGTATATTTTGCTAAAAATTATGTGAAGATTGTTACCCTTGACCATGGACTACAACCCTTTCAATTATATCCATTTCAAGAAAAACTTGTTAATCGTTTTCATGAGCATAGATTTAATATTTGCAAGATGCCCAGACAGACTGGAAAATCTACAACAGTTGTTTCCTTTTTGTTGCATTATGCAGTTTTTAATGATAACGTAAATATTGGTATTCTTGCAAACAAAGCAGCAACTGCAAGGGAGCTTTTAGATAGATTGCAAACTGCTTATGAAAATTTACCTAAGTGGATGCAGCAAGGTATTATTTCTTGGAATAAAGGTTCTCTTGAACTTGAAAATGGATCTAAAATTTTAGCAGCATCAACATCAGCATCTGCTGTTCGAGGAATGTCTTTCAATATTCTATTTTTAGACGAATTTGCATTTGTTCCAAATCATATTGCTGATTCATTCTTTGCATCTGTTTACCCCACTATCACTTCCGGTAAAAATACAAAGGTAATTATTGTATCAACACCACATGGTATGAATCATTTCTACCGTAT